TTATCGTTATCCAGAAGCGTCATGGTTGGGGTATGCTCTACGTCAAGGGAAAGTTTACCGACAAGGCAAAACGCTTGGCCGGCAACGTTATCTTGAATGATACGTCGGGCGACCCCAATGCGGACGCAAAGATGCTTAACCCGCCGGATCCTGCTAACATGACCGATACGCTTGACTTCATGGAATACACTATCCAGAAGGCGTGCGGTACGACGTTTATCCTTCCCAAGGACATCAACCTTAGCGGCGATGCGTCAGGTCTTGCCGTGGAGCTAACGCAGGAGTTGGATATGGCAACGGCACAGGATGGCGTTATCGAGTGGCAGAACGTAGCCAACAAGATGATGCGTCTGTTTATCGAAGGTCTTGCGCAGGAGTTGGTAAATAGCGGAGATGCAGAATACCGCAACGCTGTCACGGAGTTTAAGGAACTGAACATCAGCAATGAGTTTAGCGTCTGGAAACCGAAGTCAGAGGAAGCGTTCAACCAAATGCTTGCTACGCTGCATGGAGCAGGCGGTATCTCCGACCAGACCTTCATCGAGAAGAACACCATCTCGACACCTGACGAGGTGGCACAAGTACGCCGTGAAACTGAACAGAAGGCCGCAGACGAGATGACCAAGCTCGCACAGACCACAGAAATTCAGAATAAGTACAAAAATACTACAACAGATAACAACAATAACAATAAATAACATATCTTTGCAGTATGAACAACGAGGCGTTAAAACTCTACACTTTGGATGAGAACGGGGCATCAGTCCCGTTCAAAGGCATTTCCATCATAGAGTACACCTATACAGGACAACGTTCAAGTATTCCGAGTATAACGGCATCGTTTAAGTACAAGGATTGCTTGGATGAGAAGTGGACGCTCAACGAGTTCGTAAAGTTCCGCGGCGAAGAGTATCACTTAGAGAACACACCTACCTCGTCAAAAAGCAACGACGATGAGCGGTACAAACATGAGTGTACCTTTGTTTCGGAGCGTGAGCGTTTGGCCAAGACATTGTTCCGCAACGTAGTAGACAATGGCTCAACCTACGCAGATAAGTCCACGGAATTTACCGTCTACGCAACGCCGGCGGAGTTTGTGTATCGTCTTAACTGCGCCCTAAAGCTATCAGGCCTTGGCGACAGCGCGATGGAGAACAATGAAACTCTTATCTTTACGGAAGATTCAGACCTTGTTGGTGACGGCTACGTCGCTATCCTCGCAGATAATACCAGCTACGACAAAGACGAATCCTACGAGCTGTCTTTCGACAACAACTACATCTTCGAGGCTATTGGTTCTTTCTCCGAGGAATCGGAGATTCTGTATGAGTTCCGCGACAAGAAGATTATCTTCGGTGCGCTACCTACCGTTATTACTCCGGCTTCCGACCTAACGTTCGTCTTTAAGTACGGAGCAGAGAACAGCCTTTTATCCGTTACGAAAAACAATAGCGGCAACGCCATCATCAATAGAATCACTTTCAAAGGCTCTTCCGATAACATCCCCTATTACTATCCCAACGAAACGGAGGAAGGTGATGTTCATGCGGAGTACGGCATCAACAAGAAGGTAAATCCGGATGCTGCACCTATTGACGACATCCTTACGGTGGTAGACAAGGCACGTTTTGTTTCTGCCATAAAAGGACGTATTGTTACCGTCTGTGATGCAGGCGATGTGGTACTGCCGGTCAATGGCAACGGCTACATCGTAGAAACCTACGAGGATAATGATAATGAAAAGGGCGACCGCGTCCCGATGTTCTCTGGCCTTAACTCTTCTGTGTCGGATAGTTCAACGTCAGACGACACGGCCAACCAGACCTATTCTGTTGGTAGCTACGCCATTGACCTACCAGAGTGGAAAAGCTACTTCTGGGTTTCCGTCTGCGTTATCGTTGAAAGTGATTGCTACGCTTACGTCACACGTCAGGAGTATTCATACCGCAACGGCAAAGGCGTCGTTGAAGATTGGGATTTGGTAGACCCGTCAGATAGCAAGGTAAAGCGCATCGTACTTACCGACGTCAATGGTAAAATCCTCCGTGACAACCTGACACGAGTAAACGGAACACCTGCAGGTACAGAGATTGACTGCGACCATTACATCCAGCTACACAACGGAAAAACAAAGGCGGGAACGTACTATCTGCTCTTCCGCATGGAGTTCGAAGGATCGCAGGGCATTGACGACCCAACCGAGTACGAGGACGGATATACTCACTACATGAAGTATATTCAGTTCTACAGCTATCTGGAATGTGCCTGCTACGGAGCGGAGCCGGTCTTGAAACTCGATAACGGGAAGACACAGGGCTATTGGGATACAATCAGCGATGTTACCCGCGCCGGCCTCGAGAAGAACGGAAACTTTACGCTCGATCACATCGGTAGCACACTATACTATGTGGTGGACTTCCGTCACGAGTTCTCTTCTTACCTGCTTCCTTACGTTTACAGAACAGAGAACAGAGAGCGTTTCTACAACGCCATCAACTATAAGTACGAGAAGGAGAATGGTACATTCAGATACTTCAAACACCCGTTTACCAAAAGCCGTTCGTCAGAGTATCAGCATGAGGATGATACCATCAAGCCGACCATCAAAGGTATCGTAAACTCTGATGGCATTCCGTTTGGCACCATTCTGAATGTAGCCTTTGACGACGACGATAATGACTACGCTACCGCCTCGGACGATTCAGCCACCTACGACCATCCGTATTTCTATGTCAAGATTCCTCGCTTTATGAGCAACGATGGCTATGGTTTCAATCTATTCGATAGAATATCGGAAGGTGAAAACATGGTCTTACAGATGACTTCTGGCCCGTGTAACGGCTGTAAGTTCAATATCAAGGGTATCGAGGTGGTGGATGAGTTTGGAAACAACCGATTCTATAACCCCGTACTTATACGCAACGAAAAGGAGGAAGCCGCCGCCGGCGAAAATGCTACACATTGGGTAGATCTCGATGGTAACATCATCAACGGCGAGGTGGTTCAGTCTTACAACAAGGCCGATGTAGACCAGCAGGACACGGAAATAGATAGTGTATGGCTCGTTCTCCAAAAGGAGGAAGATACGTTTGGTATCATCATGCCAAACGCCTATTGGAAGTATCGTCCGCAGAAAGAGGACACTTTCAACATCACGGGCATTAACCTTCCTGACATCTACATCACAGAGGCAGAGAAACGCGGTGAAGAAGCTACGCTGGACAAGTTAGAAGAGCTAAACAATGAAACGTTCACCTTCGATATTTCCATGTCGCGTATCTTCTTTACACGCCGAGTTGGTCTGGAGGTTCTGGAACAGCTTGACGAGTTCTGTAAGATTCCCGTTTCGTACAATGGCATTCGCTACGAGTTGTACATTTCGGAGCTATCCTTCGAGATTAAGGAGGGCGATGCACTTCCAGAAATTAAGGTGACGATTTCTGATGAAACTTCTTCTGGAGTTAGCATTTCTGACAAGGTTGCTGACATAGTGATGAAGGAAATCGGAACAGAAGAAAAAAGTTCCTATAAGACGGCTTCGAATAGAACATCTTCATGGGTAGACGACGATAGCTATCTTCACAGCGAAGAGGACGATGAGGCCAACGGTCATATCACGTTCAACAATGGTCTTACGTCTAACGGCGATGTTGAGATTGGCAGCTACGACGAACTTCTTCAAACGGGTGCAAAGATTACAAAAGAAGGCCATGCTACACTGCGCAGTTTGGAGGTTACGGGCGTTCTCAATGCTCGCGAACTTCGACTGAATCAGATAACCGCCTACACGGGCGTTAGCTGGCAGACACACGGAGCAGGTCTAATCGAATCCGTCGAGGTAGACACCGATGAAGATGGCAACCCCATCAATTCCGGTACAATCACGCTTCATCTCGAGCAAGGGCAGTATGGATCTGTAGAGTTGAACGACCTTTGCATGGGTATATTCCATTCGTACACGTGGGTTAATGCTACCGAAGATTCCGACGCCCGCAACATGAATATGCAGTTTGCAGGTTTCTCGACAGTCTACTTCCGCGTGGACGAGATTTTGGACGATATGCACAGCAAGTTCCATTACGTCCTGCGCTCTCCGTCTAAGGATTGGCCCTACGCCTACCATCCCCAGCCACAAATGTCTTTTGCGTGCTATGCCAACCCCACAAACACTGACAGACAATCGTGCATATACTCTACCACAAAGTACACGATTGGCTTACAGAACATGACAACGTGGACGTATGGTGACGCTAACATCTACAAGATTGAAGGCGTGCTTGAAGGCTTTTCCCTCTCCGGCAAGCAGTTTCACGGCACGGGCGTAGTCTTAGGCAATTTCTACTACTACGGCACGCAGAACAGCTTTGTAAACGCCCCATTGAAGATGAACATCGACACACAGGGCGTCACGGCACTAGCGACGAATGAGAGCCTAAAATTAACCGCCACGTGTACAAAGGGATATTCCGACGTAGACAGCGGCGATATTCAGTGGACTATCACTAGAGAGACGTCCTATCCCGAAGATGATAAGACGTGGAATGCTAGCGAAAAAGCCAAGTCGTTCAAGGGCGAGATAGAAATCACCTATGCCGATTTAGGCGTGGATAACAACATCTACGGACAGACGGCCTTGTTTGTTATCACGGCAGAATATGACGATGATAAGGCGGAGGCGAACATAATCATTTAACCCTGACGGGCAAACTAGAACAAACTAGAAAATAGATATGATAACGAGTAAAATCTATAGAATCAGAAAGGATTTCCAGCCTCTCACCTCGACGGTAAACCTCGTGGTGAGAAGCACGGCAAGTCCGCAGACGCAGGTCTATGACGGCGAGGTCTTTGAGCCGGATAGAGGTGTGACGCCCTTGGTGATTATCCCGCAGGTGATAGCCAAGTCCACCGATGGCAGTTGGGATGAGCCGTATGCTAACAAGCTCCTTGCCCAGACGAGCATCAAATGGCTTGTCAATGGCGTGGACGTCACGACGCTTTCCGATTGGAAATCTTTGGTAACGATTGATACCACCTCGGACAGTTATAGTAGGGGAATGATAAGCATTTCCCGAAACGTGCTGCCCTCCGAGAGCTTCGATTTGCAATTCAAAGGCACGTTTACGGACGCTAGATTGGGCGTGAACATCGACGTTCAATCGGAGATTATCAGTCTGAACACCGTAAGTAAGGCCGACGACGCTTATGGATTGTCATTGGGCAACACGACGAACTTCAAGTACAACATCTTCAAAGACAGACTTTTTGCGAACGATTTGTACCAACAGTTCGGCGTGGGTACAGAAAAAGAGAGAACAGATTGCTACGACGGGAAACAATACTTATTCTCGATGCCGATTGTTGTGTGCCACGGCACCAAACAGACCACCGCGGGGTTCACCATCAAGCTATTCAGAATCACAGACGGCAAGCATGAGGAGCTTTCTGCCAACGGCCTAGAGGTGAACAAGATAGGCACCGACGAGATAATCATTGATTGCCGATTTGTGGAGAAAGAAGAGTATTTGGTGGAGCTGTTGGTGGACGACGTTCACATGGACGCCCAGCAATTTTCTATCTCGCGAGAGGACGAAGGTTACAATTGTTCGCCTATCTTTGCGATGGCAATCCAGCCCTCGGACGAGTACCACAGAAACAAATTGAGAGTAGAGACAG